GAACTACTTGAGCTACTAGATGAGCTACTTGATGAACTAGATGAGCTACTTGAGGAACTAGATTCACTAGAACTACTCGAACTAGAGCTACTTGAGCTTGAGCTACTAGATGAGCTACTAGATGAACTACTCGATGAACTACTTGAGCTACTAGAACTACTTGAGCTACTTGATTCGCTAGAACTACTCGATGAGCTACTTGATGAGCTACTCGAGTGCACTGCAGGATCATTCAAAGCTTCACCAAACACTACAATAGACGAAATCATTACTGTAGGATTAGTCCCACCTACAAATGTCGTAGATTTGGATAACTTAATATAGCTTTTCGCTCCAGCTAAATCAACCCCAATATCAGATATTGCATTAGCTGATTTTATAACCCCAGAAGCCCCTGTTATAGCTGTAAAAACCCCATCAGTAGTAGCACATTCTTTAACTGTGTAAGTTAAAGACATCGACGTAGGAGAACCTCCAATTGCCCCAGTCTGAAACACAAACTTACACCCATCGAACCCACGTCTGTCAATTACAGCACTATCTAAATCACCACCGTAATCAACTTGTGGCACAAGTACTTTGGCGGAAGCTATGTCATTTTCAACTGATTTCATATCTTCTCCTTATACCATCTTTATACTACACTGTAAGAGCATCACTCATCAAACTGAAGCTTACTGCATTCCTAACACCAATATCAAAATCCTGGATTATCCTAACCCAAGTCTGGTTCTTAGCAAATGCATCTGAAGTTTCTTTTGATGCCATTATCTCCATTCCACCCCATTGCCCAATAATCAAATCTTGCCAATTACCAAAATATACCTCACTACAAGTATCTATATTACCTTTAGTAAGATTAGTCGGTATTTGGTTTGATGTAGCAAATGCCCAACCTAAAAGCTCTGCTAATTTGGTATCTGACATTGGCATAATTGCATAATTACCATCTAACTGCCCCGAGAAATTAGGTATACGCTCTTTTTTGAGTTTGTTTTTTGTTTTACTATGCATTACAAACCCAAGCGAACCTTCAAGCCCATTATCATTCTCTACTTCATTTACTAAATCTTCACAAAGTGATAATGTAAGAGCTGCACCATTAGTACCACCAGTTACTGTATTAATACCAACAGTATTCGCTATACCTGTAGGCTCACCATCTGCGCCAGAACCACGTAATCCAAGATAATCTATTTTTAATCCGATTGCTTGAACAATATCTCGTCTTACCATCGCTTCTACAGACGGATTACTCATACTCAATAACCTACCTGAAATCTTTACCATTGCGGCAACAGATTTAGGAGTCATCGATAATTGACCTAATGTTAAATCGCTAGCTGTGATTGCAGCATTCTCAGCTACCATATATGCTGTTGCACCACCAGTCTGTTTCGGTATTTCTACTGGGCTACCTGATAAATTATTTAATATTGTAGCACCCATTTTAGCTAATACCATTTTAGCTCTTAACATTTCAATCAATTCAGCAATATATTGTGTAGGAACAATATACCCACCAGCAGAACCTGTACCTGAGGTCATATCTTTTTTACGAGTCTCTTTAAAAACATCTGCCTCAAACCCTGCTTCTGACCAATCATTACTCAAAATCGCATTAATCGCTTTAAAAAACGAAAACTGCTCTTTGCCTTCATCTACCCCAGGAAGTGATACTGCACGAGCTTGTTGGACAGCTTCAACAGCTTTTAACCTATCTTCAAAAGTGCCTAAATTACCTTCAACACCAGTAAAGCGTTGTTCTATTAAAACTTTCTGCCCTTCTATAGCTTGGAGTATCTTATCTTCTGGAGATAACTCTTTCTTATTTGGCTCCATTATAATCTCCTTTTCTTTTGTTACTATAATTTCTTTTATTAACCTATTTACCATTGCATATTGCCCTTTTTAAAAGGACTATACTGGCTTTTTAATGTTATTTAGAGAAATTATTTACTGCACTTAATATCTTACTAACATATGATTCTTTAATAAAATTATTATCTATCTTAGTAATATCATTAAGTTCTTTTAAAATCTTATCTACACCTTCTTCAGATATACCTTGCATTTGCTCAATAGGCTCCTTAATAAGTTCATCTTCAGGTATATCTTTAAATTCAGAAACTAGATAATCTAATTTACTATTCATTTTATCTATTGCTGTAGCTATAAGAACTATTGCTTCTTCAAAATCTACTGAAGATAATTGCTCATTAGTTTTATATATACCCCACCCTAACCTACCACCTTGCTCATTAATAAATCCATTAGATTCTAACCCATTAATTGTTAAAGGGATACTATCAAATGACATTGTAACATCTATATCTTTATCATTCTGTTTCTCTCCCTTTAATTGCTTTATTTCATCTATAGTCAAATGAAATATATCTTCTAACTCTTTCTCATTATATACCCTAAATTCAGGTACTTTCTCACTAAACTCTTCATAATGTTTACTTAAATGCTCATATACATCCTTTTTCTTATCTTCAGGTATATCTATAGCACAAATATCACTTAATAAGGTAGCCATCGCTGTTATTATACCCTTATAATTTGTCTTTATCTCATTATTATCAATATCATGATGAAGTACTTCATATGAGCTTAATATCTCTAAAATATCACCATTATGATAAGCAAATCCTTGACTATACTTTTTAAAATCTATTTTATCATTATTTTTTGCCCATTCCCATAAATTATCTTTAGCTTTAACACTATCCCAAGGTATATCTTTATTTAATAATGAGTAAGATTTAAAAGGTATTATACACTGTATCTCATCTTCTTTATTTACCTCTTCTTTATTAGAACCTTCTAATACACCCCTACTTTTAATATCTAATGCCATACTTCTTATAATAGGATCACTAGAATCTAACGAATCTTGTAAAGAATTAGGATTAGCAGGAACTACTACTTGTGAATTCTCTACTAATTCTTGTTTAATATATACACGACGAGGCAAATCTTTATAATCTAACCCATATTTATTTATATCTTCTTCATCTAACTCATCTTTTTCTATCATTTTTAATGGTATAAATCCTACAGAATAAGCTGCAATACCATATTCAGATACTAATTTCCATGCCCAATCAGCTTCTTCATTGCCTTGCCCTACAAAATAAGTCACATCCCCTCTTAATTCTTTACCCTTAATAAATATATCCACTTTCCCTATATTTTTCCTTAAATCATTATAACTATGTGAGCTTAATAATACTGGATGTTTTTTGTATCTATCTAATACCCATCCTTTAGCTAAAATTACTTCTCCATAACTATCCTTAGTTTCATCAGATAAAATTACCCGAGCAATAAATTTATCTTTATCAACACCATTAACTTTAGCTTTAAAAGTTTTTTTAATTGGTTCCATTATACTCTCCTCTTATTTATAGGCATATTTTTATACCTAAATTACTTACTACTTATTCTTCCCCTAATACAGGAAGACTTAAACACCTACAAGAAATTACTTCCCCTGCCGGTGCTTCCATATCTCCAGGGTACCTTAAAGCACTTATTGTATTATCAGACCTAATAAAAAAATCACCTATTTTAGTTATTGATCCATCTAATAATCTATGAGAACTTCTAACTTTCTCATCTCTAGCTGTTACCCATTGATGCTTAATTATACCCTCTTGCTTATACATCTCATATCTACCAGCATTAATAGATGTAGCAGATTCTGTTCTTGCTATAGTAATTGACCTATTAGTAGCAAAATTATATACTTTTCTTACCCTATCAGCTAACTCATTAACTGTCTCACCTTTAATTATACCCTCAATTAAAGTAGCTTGTAATTGAGATTTTACTGTCTCTACTATCTCTTTAGGTATATTTCTTACTTTAGAATTTATTATCTCTAAAAACTCTGGTGATATAGGCTCAAATTTGAATATAGTATTTCCTACTTCTTCAGCTACCATCTCAGCACCTACTCGGATAGCTTCTAAATATAATGGCATTAATATCTCTCTTAATTTAAGTATTTCAGCTTCAGCATTAAACATATAATCTGATATTTCACGCGTTTTCATATCAGATTCAAGAGATTTAAACGTATTAAATAAAGATTCAAGCGATATTTTACGTTGCTCGAAAAAGAATTTTTTAACTTTTTTATCAAACTCTTTCTCAATAGGTATTTGTCTATCAAAAAATCTCTTAAATAGTATATCTTTATCGTCCTCTTTACCTTCCCTATTTACTTGCATCTCTTTTAATAAACATTTAACTTTATGATAAAATTTACCTTCTTCAGGCTCATCAGGCTTATCAGGATCTTCAGGTTTATCAGGTTCATTAAGCTCTTCAGGCTCATCAGGTTTATCAGGCTCATTAGGCTCATTAGGCTTTAATGGTAAACCATTTTTACCTATAGGAACAAGATTACCTGGTATAAATCCTGTATTACCCCAACTTACATCAGGTAACCCTAAATCTAATCTAGAATTAATTATATTTATTGGATACCCCATTTGAAATAACTTAAATGATGTCTCTACTTTCTTATCAAAATCTTCCCGTAATGCCTCTACAGGGCCATAATCAAACCCGCCCCAACTTGCTCCACCTTCTATTTTAGAGAATAATTTTGACCATAACATCCCTTCAATATAATTAAGTTTAGGGACAAGACAATCTAACCAAAATGTCCTATGTGCAGCACGGATACCTTCATACGATTTAATATCTTCATATAACCCTAATACTACCTCATTAACTTTATATGCTGCAAATATTTCTGACCTTGTAAGTTTTTTAGTGTTTACAAAATCCATATCTTTTTGAGACATTCGTACTTCTTTAAAATCTGCATTACCCTGTAATACACCTACTTTAAACGCTTTATGCATCCCTTTATGACGTTCCTCAAACCCATTAATTAATTTATTATATTCATCATCATCAAGGAACTCAGGGACTTTAATAAACCCACCAGCTACAGCGCCTTCTTTAAAAAAACTTTTATTATATTGAGACGCATAAAAATCTTGGTCTATACCTGCTTGTGCTGCTTGGATTGGTGTTAATCCTCTTAATATATTATATGGGTTAAATAATTTAAAATGAATTACCTCATCTAACCTAAATGGTATCGTTTTTGGCCCTACCCTATAATTCCATCCTATCGGGAATGATGTTTTAGGGTCTATTATATACTCAAATCTATCAGGCTCTAATACCCATATCTCTTTCGGGATTTGTGTAATATTATCTCTACCCTCTAATACCCACATACACTCGCCTCTTAACATTAAATATATTGCTGTACCTTCAATTAATTGCTCTGGAGATAAAAATGGGTTTGGATTATTAAATAACTCATATAATGGGCCTTGTTCTATAACTATATTTTGACCTTTACCATCTTTTTTACTTTTTTTACCTTCTTTATATATCCGTAACGGAACCCTACTCATAGATTGAGATATTGTAGATACTGACGCATATACCCAAACATTTTGTGAGTAAGGCTGTGTTACACTCTCTATCCCTGAGTTTAATACTTGTCTAAAAGATTTATAGATATTTAAATCATCTATTAATGGCCCTACACTTTTTTTATTACTTAAAAAGTTTAAAGCTTTTTGTCTCATATATGTTTTTATACTCATTTAGTTTCCTTATCCTATCATAAGGTTATTTTATCCATTTAAAAAAAGTATCTTTAACATTCCTTACTTTTAACCCACCTATTACAGCATACCTCTCAGCATCTTGCGCATGGTCTTTAAATTTTACTGGCTCATCTAAAGGTTTATTTGTTCTTAAATCCTTTTTCCAAGAGTACCTTCTTTTCTCTTCTATTATATTAACACTATCTACTGTTATATGTGTCCTAAACCCTTTAACTATATCTATACCATCCTTAACATGTATTTTTTGAGCAGGTTTTATTTTTTTATACCCGCCATTACTTATTTCTTTTATTGAATCTGGTCTTGCTGAGTCAGCAAATATAATTATGTTTTTATCACAATTTATCTCATCCATTTTACGTATTAAATCTGTACTTGTAAGACCTGTTTGGTAAATTAATTGTCGTTCCCATATTTCCCTATTTTTTTTATCTATATGTAATTCTACTAATGCTGTTTCTACATTATACCCGAAATCAAGACCATACACTTTAACTATATCTTTAGATAAATCAGGTATTTTATCTATTATATCCCAATTAGTATATACTTTATCCCCTTTATTCCCCCATTCCCCTTCAGCATATATCCCATAAAAATCTAAATCTTGATTAATTAACCCCTCTAATATATTTACATACTCATTTGTTAAAAATGGATTATCTCTATATGTTGAATGGATTACTTCTATATCTTTCTCTATATCAATAACTTTCTCTTTAATCCAATGATTAACATCTTCAGGATTAAGAGACATAAATAATTGGTTACGCTCTTTAACTGTAGGTGCGCTTAACCTAGTTTTAAGTATCATATAATCCATATACTCAAACTCCATAGTTTCTTCCATCCATATATAATTCCACTCTGTAGATTGGATTTTTTTATAATCATCAACAGAGCCAAAATGCATAAAATTCCCTTCATAGGTTACATTAAGCATATTCCTATCCCATTTCAAATATGGATATAACCCAAACTTATCAAATTGCTCTTCCATCACCATAAGACAAGATAATTTTAATGCTGGTAATGTTTTCCTAATAATTAAAAACTTCTTTTTCCTCTCATTCCTAAATTTAGTAGCTAATAATTGAGCTATAGAATAAGATTTACTTGACCTTGCTGACCCTACATTACAAAGGACCATTTTATCGCTATATAAATTTTTATAATATATTGATGTTACTTGTATTTCGTTATTAATTATATTGGGCAATTTTTTCGGCATTAGTTATATTAGTTTTATCTATCCCTACATTAACTATATTTGTTTTAGATTTATTTTTACTTTTTTTAAGCTCTAATGTAACGCCAGGAGCGGGGACTATTTTAACTGACATAGGTTTTGCTGGTGGCTGGGGATGTATATTCCCTTCAACATATCCTCTTGATTTGCCTTGAGTTTTCAGATAGAATATTAGAGCTGATAGGTTACCATTTTTAATATTGTCTTGTAATTTAGCTTCAGCATCGTCTAATTTAGCTTC